ATTGGATATCTGTTTAAGAATACTCTCTGTATAATTTATCATCACATCATAGTATTCAACTTTTAGATTTGCATCTGATACTCGATCATCAGCGTCCATGTATCTAATTAGTGCGTCTTTATCTCTAACTTTCTTTGGAAATGGTTCTTTTTCATACACCTCTGGATCTGCCTTACCAGAGTAGTATTCATATCTTTCATGACGAACACTCTTTTGTATCTTCTGAGCTTTTGTTCGTAATAAAATTAAATTGTTTAATATCTCATGATATTTAGAATGCAGTTGAGGAACCTTAATTGATTCTTCATGCATATTATCAATATCAATCTTACAGTCCTCTTGCCACATGGACTGAATCTTATCAAGATTTATCATGTAAAATTATTTTTTTGGAAAATTATCTAATCGATTACCACTTGGGTCAGTAATATTATATATGGTATATTTAAAAGTTACTGATGCAGTGAAGAAACTGTAATCACGAGTTGTGACATCAAAGTCTAATGTTGATAGTGCGACAGGAAATGCATCTTTAAAATTCACATGAATACTTGGTCTATAGTTACTACTTAAAATTTGTAACGTAGCATCTGAATATTGAAAGTACAATGGGTCTCCATCATCACCTACGATTCTATCAGTTCTGATATCATCTTTTCTTAACTGGTCATATTGACCTAAAGATTCTGGATATCCAAGACCAGTTATCCACTTGTAGATTGCAAGATAGTTTTCCATCTTTTCATCTACTAAAAAACGAACGCTCAAATCGTCGTACAAAACCTTATCTCCAGGCACAGGAATATCCTTCAAATAAGATGGTTGAATTGCAGTTCCCATGCTTATTTGAGGTATGTTCGCAGATTGGCAAAGAAAATCAACCTTTGGTGTTTTAGTTAGAATCAACTTAAAACCAAGAGGAGACATATAGTTCCTGTTGGCTATCTGTTTGTCAAAGGGTGATACTGAATCAGTCATTTACTTTTTGCAATTTTTTGATTCTCTTAACATAAAGAATCTCAGCGGGTGAGTATAAAATTGGATTTTTCTTTGATCTTTTGATAATAAGTTTTGCAGCTTCTTTATCGTCCATGTTACTATTTAGACACAAAAAAAGAGACCCTTTCGGGTCTCCTTAAAAAATATGCAATATGACTTACATAAGGTTTGTAACAGATACTCTTCTGTAGTAACGGTTAGCGTTAACAGTAAGTGTTCCTGATCCTTGTGTTGTACCTTGTGAGAATGGGTTCTCAACCATTCCGTAACGAGTCTTAAAGCCAATTTTTGGTTGGAATGTATCCTGACCAACGGCTCTAACCATCTGTAGTGGAACGTAAGGACAATAGAATAGACCAGCATCGTAAGGTGAAGTACCTTTGTAACCGATAACATAGTACTGAGTTGCAGCACTGTTAGCAGCAAATGGGTCGATGTACACTCTGTACTTACCGTTGATAACACCAGCAAATGTATTACCTGTGTCGTCTACGTTTAAGTTAACATTAAGTGCAGGGGTGTAATCTAGAACACCAGCCATTGTTAATGCAGAAGCAACGTCAGCAGAGCAAAGGATGATGTTACCCTTTCCACGACGAGTTCTTTGTGCAATAGCGTTTGCATCTCTCTCAATCTGGAATAATAGTCCCTTGAATTTTTCAACTGACCATCTTCCGTTTGAGTCAGTGTCTAAGTCGAATGTACCAGCAGTTGCTGTATTGACCTGAGCACCTGTCTCAGCAGTTTTGTAGATAGTTCTAATAACTTCTCTGTTGATTTCAGCAAGAATTTCAGTTGATAGAATATTTGCTAACTCAGCCTCAGCGTTCAATCCGTGGATTGCCTTAAGGTCTTGAGCTAATTCTAAACTGTACTGTGCTTTTAGAGCTCTTGACTTCGCAGTCACAGTAACTTTCTCGATTGAGAAAGCCATCTCGTTGAAAGTCTTACTTGAATCTCCGAGATCTTCTGCGTCGTCTGTACGCATACCTTGACCAACATCATATGCAACTTGTTTTGCATCTGTTGAAGGGTTAAGAGCGCCTGGGTTAGTACCTGACTGAGCAGTTGTACCTAAACCAGTTGTAACAGATGTAAATCCATCTGTATATGTATTCTCTTGGTTCTGTCCAGAGAATGCTGAATCTGGTTCGTTGAAGAATGCCTCTGTTCCAAGCATGTTGTTAGCATTTGTGCCATCAACAAATCTGGATCTCATTGCGAAAATAAGTCCTGTTGGAGCGTTCATTGGTTGAACACCAGCTAGGTCATATGCCACCAAGTTAGGCATAGATCTTCTAATCAATGAGATTAGAACAGGGTCAAAACCAGCAACAGGGCCAGTTGCTGTTGCACCACCAGAGAAACCAGCGTTAGCGCCAGTATTTGTATTCACTGTTGGAGCTTCTGAGAGGAATGATCTTTCCTCATTTAAAAATCTTTCTTGGTTCTCAAGCAAGACAGCAGTAACCGCTTTACGATGATTGTCCTTGATAGCATCAATTCCATCATGTTCTAGAAGGGGCTTCCACTTCTCTTGCAATTGTTCTGCATTGTTGAACATTTGCGTTTTACCTAATAAGTTTACGTTTGATTAATTAACAAGTTGAGATTCACTTTTTAGTGGCATGGGATAGTGCCTGGATGTATGCCGCCATACTACCAGAAACATCTGGTGTTGCAGCGCTTTCGTTTAACACTTCCGAGTCACTTCTTTTTGGAGCAGTCTTGAAATATGACTCTTTTAAAGTCTCAAGCTTTTCCTTATAAGATTCTTCACTTTCAAACTCAACACCTTCGGCAAGTGAAGCGAGCTTTTCCTTCTGAGTACTTGATAAGCCTTCAGAAACATCGGAAAGTATGTTACCACCTGTTGCCTCAGAGAGACTCTTAGTGATAGCTATATTCTTTTCGATCTGCTCGTTGAGTTTTGATTCCATTTCGTCAAGTTTGTCTACCATATTCTCAACGACATCATATTTATCTTCAGGGATTGATACATAATGTTCTTCAAAGAGACCTCTCATTCCTTCGAGGAATGATTCAGTCATTTCGGTTCTAATTCCACGCTCTACTTGTAGTGCGTTTTCTTGTAACCACTCATCTGCGACGTACTCTAAGTAAGAGTCAACACGCTCGACGAGTTCGTCTTTCATGCCTTCGACCTCTTCTACGAGCTTTGCTTCGTAGTGAGCTTCCATGGCTTCTCTAAGTTCGGTAACTTTAGACTTTAGAGCAGCCTCGAAAATTGTCTTAGCTTTCTCTCTAAACTCTTCGGAAAGTTCCTGTCCACCGAGAAGTGCATTAACATCGTCATCGATGTCTACTTCATCAGTGATTTCTGGGAGTTCAGTTACTTCTTCTTCAGTAACTTCTTCCTCAGCGACTACTTCTTCTTCTGCAACTTCGTCTTCTGCAATAACCTCTTCCTCTTCAGTTTCGACTTCTTCCTTTTTAGTTTTAGCCATAAAACCTTTTACTGATTTGAGATTTGCTGCATAAGCACCTTCACCAGCTGGATCCTTTAATTTATTAGAATCATCATCTGGTTTGTTGTTTTCTGGAGTTGGGCCACCGAGGTCTTCATAGCTCACGCCTGCCATGGTTTGCATGGGCTCAGCGGGTGCTGCACCTTTGGTTACGGCGTTCTCCATTTCTTGTAAATTTTTCCCACGGGACATTTGAACTCTCCGAATTACCTTTGTATAATCTGTTTTTATTTATATATTTAAAGATTTGCTAAGAAATCTTCAAAGACGCTTAATTTCTTTTCGTCTAATTTGTTTTGATCAACTAGAGTGTTGATTCTCTTGTAAGTCTTTGATGCAAGGCGCTCACGAATGATGCCTCCATCCCAAACCCACTCTTTTCCTTCCATTATGCCATCTACGAAAGCGTCTGGAGCAGAAGGATCTGCAACGATATCAGCAGCAGTAGCAAGAGTAAAATCTTCTCCTACCACACTGTATCCTTCGTTTGTTTTACTTAAAGATCCTACACCTCTTGATGAAACACCAAGTTTAACACCTTCACCTAATAAATCAGATGCGATCTTACCCATTGGGGTGCTAAGAATCTTTGCTTTTCCTATAAAATTATTTCCACTCTCTTTGAGGGAGACAATTTTATGAGAAACTCTGTCAAGATTGACAGTCGGGCCATCTGGATGACCCAGTTCACCAAGAGCTCTACCTTTCTGAACAAAGTTTTCGTTATATCTTCCAACTTCACGAGCAAGAGTCTGCATTGGATACATTCTACCATTACGATTTTTTATTTCACCTTGAAGGAATACTCCTTCAATGAAAAGGTTTTTCTTACCGTTGCGACTTTCAACAATAACTTCAACCTGTTCAATTTCTTCTGTAATGAGTTTCATTATTGGACTCCTGATATTTGAACTTGTTGTGCGAATAATTGACCAGTTGTTGTATGATCAGTCACCGCTGAGACTGTAAGTTCTCTTCTTAATTGTGTATTAGTAAAATCAGCATCACCAGCGAAAAGACCTCTACTATCATGACCGATTGTAAGTTTTGCCCCAAACTGTGCATAACCAATTGTTCTAGCTTCTTGAATTGAAACAACTTTTGCAGTCGTATTAAATCCTGTTACACCAGTGACACCAGATATCACAAGAACATCATTAACTTTAAATGGATTACCCATTCCCTCTGGGAGTGTGATAACTGTTGCAGCTCCTTTTGTAATTCCAGCGACTCCAATAGAACTAACTCTACCTAAATTTAAAGTTGCAGACGTATTTGCAGCAACATAATAATCAGATGTGGTTGCAGGCCCAGTTGTGCCAATCGCTACATGTTGACCAGCGTTTTTAGCAACTACTCTAAGTGTGTCTGATTGAACTGTAAAAGTTTGTGATGCTCTTGTTTGATTTGTTGCAAAACTAAATCCAGTACCTACAGGTTGATGTGCCATTTACTCTTCCTCTTCGGTTTCTTCAGCATTATCAAGTTCACCAACTGTTTCTGCTTCTGGTTCTACATCTTCTTCAGATTCAAGTTCATAACCCATCATCGCATTCGCAACCGCAGGCTTCAGAGCATCTATTCTTGCGGTAGCCTTCTGCATTAATTGAGTTTTTATTGAATCACTAATTTCAGATGGAGATTCATCCGCAATCATCAAGTTCATTAATTCATCCATGAGATAAAAATCCTATACCTATGTTTTATTTATATCTCGCCACCTTTGGGAGATTCTGGAGCTTCGACACTATCTGTATCAACATCTGGTTCTACTTCACTTTTAGGTTTACTTGTTTGAGTTTTTTGTTCTGCATCCATTGCCATTTGTGCAATCTGCATCTCTTGTTCAGTTGGTGGAATCATACCAGCTGCTCTTTCCTCATCCATTAATTTATTTTGTTCATTAATCTCATCATCTGTCTGACGTAAAACCTTGCGACGAATATAATCAATGGAGAAATATTTACCAATATAAGGGTCAGCACTTGCAACAAGTCCTAATCTATCATTCATTAATTCAGCGTCTTTTAACTCTGCAAAATGATTATCATACAAGTAATCGTATTGAATATGATCACTCATACCCTCCCATTCCTCTGGAGTGCAGATATTTTTAAGAATAAGTTGAGTTTTAAGAATATCGTGGAAAAGATT